ACGTCCACGGAGAAGACCGAGGGCACCGAGAAGCCGACCGAGCCTGCCGAGGGCACGGTCACGATCAGCAAGAGCGACGTCGCGTCCATGATCGAGGACGCCATCACGAAGGCCGTGCAGCCCTACGAGGAGCGCATTAAGACGCTCGGGGCCGAGCTGGCAGAGGTGAAGGCCACGCCGATCCCCGGCGGACCCGCGCGCACTCGCACACCCGGCCAGACCGCCATCACGCAGAAGGCCGACGGCCTCCGCGCCACCGTCGAGCACCTGCAGAAGGCCGTGGACGCATCGTCCGGCCTGCTGAAGCAGGGCTACCGCGAGCGCCTCGAAGAGGCCCAGGCCGACCTGCTCACCCTCGAAGGGAGCACCACCTCGTGAGCACCAAGACAGGCACGATCGTCGAGAAGATGTTCGGCGACGTCGCCAACAACCCCGTCGAGCTGTCCAAGCGGTTCGACAACTACAAGAAGGCCCTCGGCGAAGTGCCGTGGGGCCAGTTCGACAACGCCGGCCAGACCGTCAAGGGCAACCTGCGGATCAAGAACACCGAGAAGTCGGCCACCGGCCAGCTGATCGAGGTCGAGAAGACCGTCTCCCACGTCGACCAGATGCGGAACCTGCTCAAGCAGGACACCATCAACAAGGCCATCGGGTCCGACGACCTGCTGTCCTCGCTGACGGCGGCGCTCGGCGCGCAGGACGACATCACCAAGGACATCAACCTCACCTCCCCGGTGAGCACGGGTCTGGTGCTGTTCGACCTCAAGGCCCCGGCCGAGTTCCTCGTCCCGGTGGAGACGCCGCTGCGCAACCGGTTCCCTCGCACCCAGGGCGTCGGCACGTCGTTCCGGTACAAGCAGATCACCGGGATCACGAACGCGCAGACCACCGCGGGCCTGGCGCAGCTGCACCCCGGCATCGCCGACTCCGTGCAGACGGACTTCCGGCCGCCGAGCGGCGCCAACGCCGAGTGGTTCAACCGCGGCCCGAAGATCAGCTACGCCGGTCAGGACCAGCAGGCCGCGTACTTCCAGTTCAGCCTGTCCGACGAGGTGACCTGGTCGGCGCAGTTCGCGGGCGTGGGGTTCGAGGACGTCCGCCAGCTGTCCCAGACCTCGGTGCTGTACTCCTCGATGCTGGCCGAAGAGCGCATGACCGTGTACGGGCGCGGCATCACCGGCAACGGCTACTCCGGCACCATCACCACGCCCACCGCCACCATCGCCGCCCGCGCGGCGACCGGCTCGGAGACCGCGGTCCCCGGCACCCCGACGGTTGACGTCTGGGTGGCGGCCACGACCGGGTTCGGCACCGCCCCGGCGGTCGTCGCCAGCCCGGCCACCGTGACACTGACGGCCGGCCAGGTCGTTGACGTGACGATCCCGGCGACCGCCGGTGCGACGGGCTACCTGGTGTTCGTCGGCACCACGGCGGGCGCGGCGAACGCGTTCTACTACGGCACGTTCTCCGGCAGCATGACCATCACCGGCACGCTGCCGACGTCCGGCCAGAACGCGAGCCAGTTCTCCGCGCAGAACTCGGCGCAGTCCATCGGTTACGACGGCATCCTGCCGATCTGCACCGGCGCGAACGCCGGGTACGTCAAGAACATCGGCGGCCTGTTCTCCACGGCGAAGCCGGGCTCGGAGTTCCAGACGGCGTTCGCCGCGATGTACGCGCAGAACCTGGCGAACCCCGACTCGCTGCTGTTCAACGGAGCCGACCGCAAGCAGCTCTCGGACTCCATCCAGAGCCAGGGCAACCCGAACGGCTACCGGCTGACGATCGACGCGGACGGGCTCGGCGGCCACAAGCTCGGCAGCATCGTGACGGGCATCCAGAACGAGGTGACCGGCAAGCTGGTCAACCTCGAGGTCCACCCGTACATGCCGCAGGGCATCGTGCCGATCCTCACCGAGTCGTTGCCGTTCCCCAACTCCAACGTCGCGTCGTGCTGGGAGTACCGGAACGTGCAGGACTACATGGGCGTGAATTGGCCTGTCCTGCAGTTCACGTACGACACCAGCTCCTACTGGTACGGGACGTTCTTCTGCCACGCCCCGGCGTGGCAGGGCGCCATCACCGGCGTGAAGAACGGCTGAGCCGTGGCGGGTGCGCTCGAACGCGCTCGCGAGCGCACCCGCCACACCTACCCCCGAGCGTCCCGGAAGGACGGTGTCCCCGTGCCCGATCGTCTTCTGCTGCCCGTGATCCAGACCGAGGTACGCCGCCCGGACGGCTTCACCCGCCGCTACCAGCCGGGCCGCGACGGCACCGTGACGCCCGTCGACGCGCACGACGCCCGCGCCCTGCGCGAAGCCGGAGCAACGACCGCCGGTGTGCGGGTGGGCGGCCGCGCACGCGTGTGCGGGAAGTGCGGGTTCAAGGCGCTGTTCGTCCGGTGTGGCCGGTGCGGCGGCACCTGCACACCCGAGGGCGGCTGACGTGGCCACGTTCCTCAAGGGCTCCTACCTCACGATCGAGGAATACCGGGCCGCGCCGACCGCGCTCGCGACGAACAACCTCGTCCCCGGCGGCGACCAGGCCGCGCAGGACAACGAGCTCGCCGCGATCATCAAGCGCGCGTCCACGTTCCTCGACAACACCGCCCGGCAGAAGCTGTACGCCACCTCGGCGACCCAGAACGAGAAGGTCCGCATCAAGGACGGCTACTTCGTGCTCCGCGCCTACCAGGACCGCGTCAAGAGCATCGACGCGTTCGCCTGGGGCGCCACCCCGAGCAACCTCACCGCGATGGCGACACCGATCCCGAGGAGCAGCTACTTCGTCGAGGAGAACCGCGTACTCCTCACCACCGGCGGCACCGGCGTCCAGTGGGTCGGCTCACTGAACATGCTCGCGACGCCGATCGGCGGGAACGTGTTCGCGTCGTGGATGTACACCGCGGGCTGGTTCACCACCCGGCTCGCCGTCCAGGCCGCCATCGGCGCCACCACGGTCACCGTCGAGGATCCGACCGGGATTCAGCCGGGCGCGTTCCTGCGCCTCATCGACGGCGCCCGGGTCGCCGACGCGCAGGTGTCCACCACCTACACGCCGGGCTCCGCGACGGTGCAGTTGTTCGCCGCGCTCACCGAGGCGTTCCCGGCCGGTGCCGGGTTCACCGAGGTCGAGGGAGACGCCAAGGAAGCGTGCATCCTGGCGACGTCGCACTACATCAAGGACCGCAAGTCCGGCGGCTTCGTCATGGCCGGCCAGTCCGCCACCGTGGACCAGACGACGGATGCGCAGCTCGGCCCGGACCTGGAGCGCGCGCGCCAGCTGGCGCTGCGGTTCGAGCGGCGGGCGCCGTGACCGCCCCGGCCGGGACGGCGGAGGAAGTCCGTGCCGCTGTCGCCACGTACCTGTCCGGGGGCGCGGTGCCGAACCTGGCGATCGTGCTTCGCTCGCCGCCGTTCGACGAGGGCGAAATCGACTGGAACACGCTGCTCGCGCCGGGTGCGCTGGTGATGTGCTTCGGGGTGGTGTTCCTCGAGCACGAGTCCGACGAGGACATTTCGCTCGACGGCGCAGGGGGCCGTCGCGTGTGCACCTACGACGTCACCTTGGAGCTGTTCTTCCAGGACATCAGCGGCGACGCGATCGCCGCGCAGGGACGCCTGGACAACATCATCACCGGCGTCAAGCAGCGGCTCCGCACGGACCCGCGCCTCGGCACCGGCACCGCCGACCCGCCGACGGACATCATCCAGGCCGCCGTGGCGAAGCTCGAGGTCGAGCGCGGCCGGCCGGAGCGGTACGGCGAGGGCGACACCTTCGGTGCCTGGACGGGGATCAAGTTCACCGTCGATTCCTACGAGTACGCCACCTGAACAGGAGAAATGCGATGGCGACTGCCTACGAATTCACCGGCCCGCAGGAGATGGAGTATCCCGCGTGGGGTCTGCGCGTCGCCCCGGGCGACGTGGTCCGGCTCGACGGCCGCCCGCCGGCGGACGGCAACTTCCGGGAGGTGACCGAGGACGTCGAGCCGACGGCCACCGCGGCGACGGAGCCGCCGGAGAACACCGGCGACCAGGGCGACGACGAGCCGCCCGTCGAGACGCCGAAGCAGCCGAACCTGGCCGCGTCCGCCGCCGAGTGGACCAAGTACGCCAAGGACATGGGCGTCCCCAAGGAAATCGCCGACACGGCCACCCGCAAGGCGATCATCGAGCACTTCACCCAGCCCGACGGCCCGTTCCTCGAAGGCGTCGAGCCGCCGAAGGCCGCCGACGAGAACGACGGCGGGGACGGCACCGAGCACACCAAGACCGAAGGCGAGTAACGACCGTGTCCACTGGAAGCACCGCGTCGACGTACCAGACAGTCCTGGGCATCGCGAAAGAAACCCAGCCGGCGACCGGTGCTCCGGTGGCCGCGACCGCCTTCATCCCGGTCAAGAAGCTCGAGCCGGACAACAAGCCCGTCAAGCTTTACGACGAGTCCTGGAAGGGCTCGATGGTCGAGATCACTGGCGTGCAGGCCGGTGTGCAGTCGGCCGAGCTGTCCCTCGGCGGCAACGTCTACGCCGACACCGTCGGCTGGTTCCTCGCCGGGATGCTCGGCGACGTCGCGACCACCGGCGCGTCGGCGCCGTTCACGCACACCATGGCGCTGCTGAACTCCGGCAACGGCCAGCCGACCAGCTACACCCTCACCGACACCGATCCGCTCTCCACGCGGCAGTACGCGTCGTGCCGGTTCTCCGAGCTGACGCTCAAGTGGGACGCCGCCGAGCTGCTCACGTGGGAGGGCAAGGCGATCGGCTGGACCGGCGCCACCGCGTCGGCACCGACGTCGTCATTCAGCACGATTCCGCCGGTGCCCGCGTGGGCGCTGACGGCCACCATCGGCGGCGTGGCCGCGCCGAACGTGAAGTCCGTCGAGCTGGCGTTCAAGCGGTCGAACTCCGAAGCGATCTTCACCGCGCAGAACAGCCAGAACCCCTACGAGGTGCACGTCGGCCCGATCACCCTCGAGCCGAAAATCCAGTTCATCGCGAAGGACGAGCAGCCGCTGCTGGACTTCCTGAACAACACCACTCAGCCGCTGGTGCTCAACTACGCCACCGGCGCCGGAGCGTCCGCGGTGCAGCTCCAGGTCACCATGACCGGCTGGAACTACGACGAGGTCAAGAAGGACAAGGGCAACTCGTGGATCGAGTTCGCCGCGGGCGGGAAGGCGATCGGCAACGTCACCGACGCTGGCGTGTCCGGCGGCTACAGCCCCTGCAAGGTGATCGTGAAGAACGCTCTTCCGGCCAGCACCTACGTGTAACCACCGCAACAACTGTCCAATCAGGAGCGCGAGAAGATGACCCAGGAGATCACCGGCCCGTCCGGGTTCGTGTACGTACTGCGCGAACCCGGCGGCCTCACCTACAAACACCGCAAGCTGGTGCTGAAGAAGCTCGGCATGAACGCCGACCTCAACGGACACGTCGACGTCGACCTCGGCGCCGTGATGGGCGGCCTCGAGGAGGCCGTCCTCACCGTCGCGATCGCGTCGTGGAACGTGACCGCGCTCGAGGAGGACACCGGCGTCCGCACCAGCGAGGTCCTGCAGATCCCGTTGCACGTCCCGGAGAACCTCGACCAGGTCCCCGCCGAGGACGCCGCGGTGCTGGCCAAGGCGACCGAGTCGCTGCGGAAGGTCTTGATGCCGGAGTTCGGGCCGGACCCGGACGAGAAGTCCCCTACGCCGCCCTCCGCAGGCTCCGCGTCGCGCTGATCGACGGGCCGGACCCCCGGCTCGCCCTGCCGGAGGGCTACGACACCTACCGCCTGATGAAGATGTTCCCGGGTATCGACCACCCCGACAAGGCGGACGCGCTGCCAGCCGAGTTCGTCTCGTGGGCGTTCGAATTCGAGCGCATCGAGAACGAGGCCCGCGCCGAGGTGCAGAAGAAGGCGCAGAAGAGGTGACGCCGTGGCCACCATCGTGTTCGAGGGCGACGACGCCTTGCGCGCCACCCTGTACACGATGGTGGCCCACGAAGAGGAAGTCACCCGCAAGGCCGTGCGGGACCTCGCCGTGCGGCTCACCAACTACGCGAAGCGGGAAGCGTCCGGCCCCGCCCGGGTCGGCATCCCGCGCCGCAACCGCAAGGGCGAGCTGATCCCGTACCACGCCGGCGGGCCCGGCGTGGTCTCCGGGACGCTTCGCCGCTCGATCCTGCCCCGCCGGGAAGGCCGTGCGGGCGCCTACAGCTGGTTCGTCGAGGTCGCTCCGGGCACGCCGTACAGCAGGCGGCTGGAGCTCGGGTTCTTCGGCACTGACTCGCTCGGCCGCCGCTACCAGCAGCCGCCGTACCCGTACATGAAGCCCGCCCGGGAGAAGACCCAGCGCGAGGCCAACGCGGTGTTCGCCCGTGCCTGGGCCCGCGGCCTCACG